TTATACTTGCCGTAATGGCTGTTATTGCTATTGGTGTCCTACTCTATAAGAATTGGGATACAATCAAAGCTAAAGCTGTAGAGATTTGGACTGGTATAGTAGATTTCTTTAAGGATATTTGGGGTATAATTACAGGTATATTCACGGATAATTGGAAGAAGATACTGCTCATTCTATTCCCGCCGGTAGGGCTTGCACTTTTAATTGCTGATAATTGGGATAAGATTAAAGAAGTAGTAATAGAGATATGGGATAAAGTTAAGAAGGTCTTCTCAGACGCATGGGAGACAGCAAAGGAATGGGGGATTAACTTAGTTAAAGGATTATGGGAAGGCATTAAATCGTTAGGGCCATGGATAGGAGAGAAGGTCAAAGGGTTTGCTAAGGGAATATTTGACGAGATAAAAGCAGGGTTTGGGAAACTGTGGCCGTTTAGCCCATCTGAAGCTGGCGTTGATATTGGGGAAGGTTTAACAGCAGGCATTGGAATTGGAGTTAAGAAGACTCTCAGCGATGTTCGTTCAGCCATGCGAGGCATATCAAGCGTAGTCACCCCCACACTAGGAGCCACAACTCCTATGTCTCATGGCAGTGAGCTAACTAGCGGATTACAAGGTTCCGTGGGTGGTACCACGGTCACTATCTCTATGGGCAACTTCTTAGGTGATGAATCATCATTGAGAGAATTTGTAAGGGGAGTCAAAGATGTGTTTAACCAGGATGTTCGGCGGACGAGTTTCTCAGGCGTTAACACTTTAGGCTACTTCCCAGGGAGCTCCGCGCCTTGATTACCTATAGTTACCATGTAGATTGGGATGCTACCGATTGGACGGCAACGCCTGATTTTTCAGAAGCTATTGATGACATTACCGCTTATGTGCAACCTTACTATATTGACAGAGGGAAGAACCAGGAGCAGGGGAATAATCAGTCAGGGACGTTAGACTTAACGTTAATAAACATAGACAAGCGGTTCTCTCCTACTTATGCTGCTGGCCCTTTGTACGGCAAGATTCGCCCCTGGCTACCTGTAAGGGTACAGGCTACTATTGGGGAAGATACGCAGACTATTTATACCGGCTTCATTTCTAAGCTAAGAGTCAACCCCGATTTAAACTCACAATCAGCTTTCCTATATTGCACGGATGGTATGGACTTGTTAGCTAGAAACATGGTTACACAGGACGAGACTGACCGAACCACAGCAAACGACGGTGAAGCGGTAGGGAAGGTATTAGATGCTGCTGGCTGGCCTGTATCTAAGCGAACCATTGATACAAGCGGTAGTAGTATCGTGGAATATCCTTTGACGGTGGAGTTTTAGAATGGCGACGACAATTACAGATGCAACTGGCCTTCAAAACATGAAGAATGACCTGACTGACGACTACGAGTTAGGCAATAATATAAATTGTTCAGGGATAGCCAACTTTGAACCAGTAGGTGGATGGAACGGCTTAGACCCCTTCACTGGTTCGTTTGATGGTAAGCATTTCACTATTTCTCACTTAACTGTAAATAGGCCAGCCGATGACTATATCGGGTTATTTGGAGAAACAGACGGGGCTACAATACAGAATGTAACCTTAGAAGACTTCACCATAACAGGTGATGATTATGTAGGCACACTGGTTGGGAATGCAGATATTTCAACCTTTACCAATATCAATGTTATAAACACGACTGTAGTCGGTGCGAATGTTGCAGGTGGGTTAGGTGGTATGTTTTACGGTGGAGCTGTTACTAATTGCCAGTCATCAGGCACTGTTGGAAATGGTTATGCCATTGGCGGATTGCTGGGGTATGCTGGCGAGAGTGGCTTAAATATAATAATTACAGATTGTCATTCATCCTGTACCGTTAGTGCAACAGACTCACTAGCAGGAGGGCTGATAGGAGAAGCAGAGGAGGTTACACTATTAAGATGCTATGCAACAGGGAATGTAACCTCTACCAGTGATATTGTTGGTGGACTTTGTGGATGGATAGGAGATGGTACTGCTTCTCGGTGCTTTGCTACTGGGAATGTAACATCTACTAATGTTGGGGGTAGTGGGGCTGGTGGGCTATTAGGAGGTCTTTTTGGCTCGATTACCAACTGTTATTCTACAGGATACGTAACTGCTCCTGATTTCTGGGGCCGTGTTGGTGGATTAATAGGCTATACGTGGAATAGTTTTGCTAATGAGTTCTACCCTTCTATGGTTAATTGTTATTCTACAGGCGCAGTTGTTTCCAGTAATCCTGCCCTTGAGGGTGGCTTCTTAGGCAGTGTTGATGTTCCTGACCAAACTACGACAACAAATTGTTTTTGGGATACTGAGACTTCAGGAACAGCTAGGGGTGTTGCAGGTGGGAATAGGACAGGAGTTACAGGCAAGACCACCGCACAAATGAAAGACCTGAACACTATCCTCACTGCTGGTTGGTCAATTCCTTCTATTTGGAATGTAAGTTCGGGGTGTAATAGTGGCTATCCTTGTTTGGTTGGAGTGAACCTTTGTTGTTCATCATCAGCAGTGCCACCTGCCGACCCTACTATCGCACCTAAGAAAGTCTCATTAGAGTTAATACGCAATATAGAAATAATGAATGTAGGCAGATTTTATATCTCTAAAACAGGAAACGCCGTTTATGAGTCGAGGTTCAAAAGATGAGCGATTACACTGTTGATGACAGCATGGCTAAAATCCTCTATGAACTCAGTGACAGAGAGATATACAACGATGTCCGTGCTGAGCTAGGGGTTAGTCATAGTGAAACTGTTGTAGACGCAGATGCTGATTACAACTGGAGGGCATGGAAGTATTACTATTCAATTGGTGGAGGCATGGGATTTTGTAAGGGTAGTACTTATCGTGCGGATGCTAACAATGCTATCAGCTGGAAATTAACCGTTCTGGATGCATATTGGAATGAAAGAGTCGAGGTATCACCTTGGTATATCAAACATCCTTATTACGACTATACCTGTGTTATTGAGGAGAGTGATGCTAGCCATTGCGTTGTTAAGGCATGCAATACAGGCGAGCAGGATTGTTATGTTAAGTATGAAATAAAATATAAATACCTGGCATCAGATGAAGTTACACATGAGGAGACAACCTATAACACGTTGACAGTCAGGGCCACAGATGATACTTCTATTAGAAAGTATGGCCGCCGTGTAATGAATCTAACATGGCCTCAAGGCGCAACCGCAAGCGCAATGCAGATGGTGGCAAATGCTAGCCTTGCACGGTATAAAGAACCAGTCCCGACATTACAAGTTACGATGCAAGGTAAGACTGATGCTCTGGCAACACAGATATTCACTCGTGAAATCTCAGACACTATCTCTGTTGTTTGCACTGAGCTAGGTATGGCCTCCACGGATTTCTTCTTGGACGGTATCTCAATAAGGGATAATCAGGCCAAGATTCCTACATGCGCCTGGCTGCTCACCGGACAAAGAATAGAAGAAGCTACTGGATATTTTATGATAGATACCGACTATATAGACGGGCCAAAACTGATAGCATAGGAGGATTATTATGGCTTATACAGAACCGAACAAAACCTGGGCCTCTGAGCAATTAGATTCAAATGACATGAATACTTATATCAGAGACAATTTAGCCTACCTGAAGGCTAATATCGGGCTCGGGACCCCAGTGGAATTGACTATTGCTGCTGGGGTAGTTACCAAAACAAAAGGGTATCATACCATTGACACCGAGAGCGATGGGGCAACCGATGACCTTGATACTATCAGCGGAGGTTCCGATGGGGATATTATATTTCTGATAGCAGAACATGATGACCGCACTGTAGTCATTAAAAACGAAACGGGAAATATCCATTGTGGCGGTGATATTTATCTCGATACCACGCATAAGGTCATTTCCTTTATGTACAACGCCACTCTTTCAGAATGGCACCCGGTTGGAGCTTACGCTGTAGAGAGGACTATGGTGCGTAACACATTTGAATATCCAGACACTACTAACTGGGAACCTGCTGTTACTGGGGCTACTCTAGCTCAGAATAAGACCGCGCAAAAATGCTGGTTACCAGTAGCAATCTTCAAGATTGGGGATATACTTATTGGCTATAAATTAGTGGGTGATGCTGTTGAGGGAACTGCCTTAACACTGGACTGCAAATTAGTTAGAATAAATTTGGCTGACCCGATAACTACAACAGATTTAGACGGAGGGTCCATAACACAAGTAGACTCTGACGGCAATTTTGATGTAGCGGCAACCTTAACCACCCCTGAGACTATCGCCACAGACAAACAATATACCCTTGAAATATTAGCAACAACCTCTGGTAGTGATTCCATTATTGTTATGGGAGCTGAAATAGTAGTAATTCGGTTGTTATAATCGCCTGCACTTGATAGGTTGTATAGTAATCTGGTTTAATGCCAGCCTGGGTGAAATCCCACTCGTAGGAAATGGGCTTAAACATGCAAACAAAGTATAACTGTTTGTAAATATTGAGCCAAGAGATGTTTACAAACTATTTATAGG